CCTGGAAAGTTCTAGTAGATAGTATGAGTATGACATATCTACAAGGTGCAACAATAGATTACGTAGAAGAGCTTATGGGCTCACAATTTACAATTAAAAACCCAAACGCATCACACACTTGCGGTTGCGGCGCAAGTTTCGGAGTATAAAATAAATGTCAAAGCAAATTATTGATATCGGCGTACAAGGTAATGACGGTACTGGTGACAGTATACGTGAATCGTTCAGAAAAGTTAATGAAAACTTTAACGAACTGTATGCCGTATTTGGTGTAGAAGGTACTATCAACTTTACAAACCTAAGTGATACGCCTGCTAGCTATGCGTCTAATCAGATTATCATGGCTAACAATGCTGGTAGTAGACTTACAGCAAGAACTATTGTTGCATCTGGTGCAGTTAGCATTGATGCAGAAGATGATTCAAGAATAGTTATCGCTGTTGACCAAACAGGTTTGTCAGGTGATACAAGTCCTTCACTTGCATACACATTGAACGCAAACGGATTGGGCATTGTCCGTTTAGCAGATCCAACAGATGACGTTGCAACTAACTGGAACTTGGATAACCCGGGACAGGAAACTACTGTTCAACAGTTGGCAATGACACGTGGTTATGCTGATAGCCATTACTTACAAGTTAGTGAAGGTACTGTTTCAAGTATTCTTAAAGTTCGTGACGAACCAAACTTCCCAGATTTTAGTAGCGCAGACTACGATTCAAGTTTAGCTGGTAACTATCTATCAACAGAAGCAGTACAACGTAAATTCATTGTAAGCCGTAAGGGCGACACAATGACTGGTCCATTGACATTACACGACCACCCAAGTCCATTACAAGGATCTGGTACTCCAAATGCTAGCGATGACTTACAAGCCGCTACAAAATATTACGTAGACAACCAAGTTTTTTCAAGTGCTGTTAACTTATACGTTAGCCAAGCAACAGGTGACGACTTACAACAAAAGACTCCAGTAGGTAAAGAAGGTCGTTTCTGGCAGTATGCTTATAAGACTGTCGGCGCGGCAGCTCTTGCGGCTGAGAATTTAATTGCTCTTGCTAACCAAGAGCCTGGTCCATATCGTCAGCGTTTAAGTTATACAGTTGGTCCTGACCAAACATTCAGTACTATTGTTGGAACTCCAACACTTCAAGACGGTAACACAAACGTTGAAGGCTACCAAGATGCATTTGACTTGCTACAGTTAAACCGTGCGTTTATCCAAGCAGAAGCAATTGCCTATATCAACAACAAGTACGTTAACACATTCACATACGACAAGGCAAAATGCCAACGTGATACAGAATTAATCTTAAATGCTGTTAGCCAAGACTTGGTTTTAGATACAACATTTAACAGTAACCGTGCGGCAACATTCTACTTTAACGGTACTGGCGAGAAAGTTTTAGGTACACAATTAAGCCAAACAATTGAAGCAATCAAATATGCACGTGATCAAGTGCTTAATTTCTCATATGACAATACTGCATTAAGTTCATATGTTGCTAAAGTTATCGATGCATTATGTTACGATCTAGTTCTACAATCTAACTACCAAAGTATTCAAGTAGGTATCTACTTCCAATACGCCGGCACTAGCATCAGCGCAACACAAATGACTGAAGTATTAGTTGATTTGAAGAACAAGATTATTGCATTAGATGGTGTTAACTTATTAGCTGAAAGTTCTGTAGAAGCAAACATTCTTAATATCATTAATATTATTAATGGTAACGATTTACCAGCTGTATCTTTCCCAGATCAAGTAGACACAACTGTTGGCAAGTCAAGTGCTAGAGATTTATTACTAAACAACATTAGATTCTTACAAGCAGAAACTGTTGCTTACTTAGGTGCTAACTTCCCTAACTTGGCCTACAGCAGAACTACATGTAAGCGTGACGTAGAATACATTACATGGTCTATCATATATGACATCATGTATGGTGGTAACAGTCAATCAGTTTACGCAGGTTTAAGATACTGGAGCGGTGTAAGCTCACAGTATATTGCGGCTTATGAAGTTCAACCATTTGTTTCTGTTTTAACTTACTTAGAAACATTGATGGAAGACATCGTTAAGAGCGATAGCCCATCAACTGTTTACCAACAAAGTGTTAAACAATATCGTAACGAAACATTATTAAACGGTGTCGATGCTGTTCCTACAATCCAAGATAGCGTTGCTATTTTACAAGATATTATTCAGGACCAAACAACTGCACCAGGTGTTGTTCAACCATCATACACAAGTGCTTCAAGTTATTTGAAGACAGCTAGAAATAACATCTTAGCAGAAAAGACAACATATCAAGACGATGCAATTACATTTGTTGAAGATAACTTCCCAGTTATCAACGACACTGAAATCCTTAATACAATCAGTGCTAAATTCCAAATCGTTATCGACTTACTAACATTTGGCTACGAAAGCAGAAACAATACTGTTATGATTTCTCCGTCAGGAACTTCAGCAGGCTATGATGATACTAAGGCAATTGCTTTATTAAACACACAATTTATTGCTAGCGAAGCCGCTGGTTGGATGGCAGTTAACTATCCAAGTTATAGTTTAGACGTAACTCGATTCAAACAACACGTAATCGATTGTATGGAAGCCGCTGTATACGATTTAATCTACGGTGGAAACAGCGCAAGTCGTTACAAAGGTCTACAATTATACACTGATTCACAAAACGGTTCTAACACAGGCGACACTGAATTCTTAGATGGTTTGTTATATGCTAGCTCATTGCTAACATTGAACATTATTCAAAATACTGCTCCATTGTTAACATACGGAAGTGTTCCACAATTCATCGACGGTATTGCTTATCCTGATGCAGGCACAGGCGGTTCAGGTACATTACTTGGTAATTCGTTCAGCACCATTATTGAAATGGCTGGCGGAACTGAAGGTCCTGCACTAATTGAGCCAGTGTTAACAGGTTACGATTCTGCACTAAGAAGTGCTAGAAACATTATTAACTTAAACGCAGGTGCAGGTGCAGGTATTAATATTGCACAGCTAACAACTGATTGGTTGGATACAAACTACCGAGGTGGCTTCAACTACGATGAAGCAACTTGCTATCGTGACGTTGGATTAATTATCGATGCTATGAGCATTGACATTATCACTGGCGGTACATATCAGTCTATCAATGCAGGTAAGAGCTATTACAGAAATGCAAGTGCCCGTGCTATTGCTATTGGTACACAATTAACAGAAACACTAGATGCGATTCGTTTTGTAAAAACTCTAGCAGTTCAAGCATTGGAACAAACAAGTGCTAGCCGTTTCCAAACACTAGTACTACAAGAATTTAGTCCTGGTTTAGTTTCAAGCACAGCGGCCATCAGCGACTTACAAACCAACATGGAAACTTTGATTAGTATTATCGAAGGTGGTGTTGGTGTTGCTCCAGTTCCAACATTTGGTACAGGTATTTGGAATGTTACTGTTGACAACGGTGGCAACGGTTATGTTGACCAAGGCGCACCAGGCAACAACGACATTATTCCAGCTAAGGTATTAGTTGGTATCGATAGTGCGGCTTATGGTAGCATTGTAAAATATACATCAGGAACTACTGCTAGTACAGATACAATCCAAGTTCGTTTAACTAAACCTGGTTTCTTCCAAACAGGCGAACAAATTGAATTTGGTGAAACAGTTAAAGATATTCACATTGTTATTCAAGTTGAATCTGGTATCTATTACGAAGATTATCCAATCCGTGTGCCAGCAAGCGTTTCCATCCGCGGTGATGAATTCCGTAGAACAATTATTCGCCCACGTGATAGAATTAGTCAATCACCATGGCGTAAAGTATTCTTCTATCGCGACTCAATTATTGACGCTTTAGAATTAGGTCCTATCAACTACGATGAAGATTTTGCAACCGATGCATCTATCACACTTGGTGGAACATCTAACAAGATTGTTGTTCATGGGTTGGTAAGATCCTTATGGACGACCACACTGGCGTTCCAGCAACCTCAACTGCAACTAACAACAGAGTTACAACTACTAGCCCACACGGATTTACAGTAGGCGCTCCAGTATTGTTCTCAGGAACAGCAATTGGTGGTTTACAGTCTGGTGTTATTTACTATGTTCTAACTGTACCAACATCAACAACATTTACATTAACAGACAAGAAGAACAATACAGTTCCAATTAGCTTAGATAATGGTACTGGTAATATGTTAGCTATTAGAGCTGACAGACGCGGTAAGGCCATTGTTGACAGTGTGTCTGGTAACTTTATGAACTGTTCAGTTATCTATCCGTTCAATGCCGCAGGCGATTTGACATCAGGTAACTGGCACTTATTCAATCCATTGAACTATGGACGTCACTACTTAACAGATCCGCTAAACGTTGAAAGCGAAGCAAAGAACAACAAAGAAATCGATGCGTTCTTATGTAATGATGCTGTACGTTTAAGCAACATGACATTCCAAGGACACGGCGGATTTGCCATGGTGCTTGACCCAGAAGGTCAAATTAAGACCAAGTCACCATACGGACAAGTTTGTTCATCATTCAGTCAGTCAATTAACCGCAAGCGTTTTGCTGGTGGACAGTTTGTTGACGGGTTTACTGGACGTTTACGTGGTACAATCACTGCTGTAGAATATGACGGCGTTGAGAACTTTGACTTAACACAACTATACGGCGGTAATGATTATGCACCAGTTGCAAACTCTTACACATATAGAAACATTCCATTGCACGGTGTTAGCGTAATTGCTACAAACACTTATGCATCTTCTAGCACAATTAAATTAAACACAGTAGTTGACTTAGTGGTCGGTTCTGCTATTACATTTACTGGAACAGTATTTGGTGGAATTGAAGAAGGTGTACGTTATTACATCACAAACATTGATGCTCCGGGCGGCGCATTGATTAAAGTAAGTAAGACACAAGGTGGTACTAACGTTGCATTTACTAATGCGAGCGGAACATTGCCTGGCATCACAGGTGGTACAGGTGTTACTGCTGATATTACTGTTACTAGTGGTATTGTTACTAACGTTGTTGTTAACAGCCTAGGTGAATACTATAAAACAGGCGAGTGGTTAAGTGTTGATCCAACAGACTTGGCTATCACATTTACTGGTAATACAACAAACGGTGCTCTTGAAGTTACAGGCATTTCAAACATGACTGGCTTGTTCGTAGGTAACACAGTTTCCGGTACAGGTATTGCTTCTGGTTCAGTAATTACATTTGTTAACGAAACAAATTCAAGCATCACACTTGACTTGCCTGCAACAGCAGATGGCACAAGTGTTACATTAACACACGGCGGTACAGGTTCAAACTTCAAAGTTCCAGTTAACGGAACAAACGGTAAAGGACAAATTATCACAGTACGTGGTGGTATTAATAGTGGTTTAGACATTCGTCCACCACAACCTCCATGTGCGTTCTTCGTCGAAGGTACACGCTATCAGATTAACGATATTGTTAACTGGACTGCTAATGCGTTCACATATGACAGAACAAAATGTAGTCGTGACGTTGGACTAATTGTTAATGCAGTATTAGACGATGCTGTGTTTGACACTAACTACCGTTCAATTGTTGCTGGATTAGCCTATATCAGAAGTTATAGTTCAACTGTAACAAGTTCACAAAAAGAACAAACTATTGCCGGTATTAACCGTGCAAGAGATATTGCATTCAGTCTTGTAAGTGATTCAACTACACAAGCCGCAATCACAGCAAACTTTAAGATTGTTACTGACATCATCAATGCTGTAAGTGCTAGCGTTGCACCAAGCATTACTTGGACAAGCCCAACTGGTGTAACAAGTGCTCAAATTGGTGCTGGTACAATTTTACAAGCAAACAGAACATTCTTAGTTAATGAAGTTGTAGGTTACATCACAGATGAATTAAGTCCAGGAACTATTCCAGGATATGACGAAGCTGTGTGTGCTCGCGACGTTGGCTACTTAGTTGACGCTGTTACATACGACATTTTATACGGTGGTAATTCTGCAACTATCGCAGTAGCAGAAGCATACTACAACGGCGTTGGTGTTAGCGTTGTATTAAACGAGCTATCTGCATTTAGTTCTGCATTTGGACATTTAAGAGATGTCATTAACAAAGTTGTTCTTGCAGATAGTATTTCATGGACTAAGACAGTCAGCAACACATCAACACAAAACGTTGGTGGTACACCTGGCAGCACAACAGAAGCGAACAAAGCACAATTACTTGTACAGAATGCAATTAGCATGGTTACAAGTGGATTAACTTCTAGCCCAACAAAAACTGCTCCTACATATTCTACAGGTGCAAATTACGTTGCATCAGGTGCAGATAGAACAACAGTTGTAAGTAGCGTTAGCTCAATACAAGGAAGCGTTATCAGCTTCTTAGATGCAAACTACGCAGGTGGTAGTGTTGTATTGAAACTTGATGTAGCAACTCCATACAACGCCGCTGGCGTGTATGATAACCAAACATGTTCACGTGACGTTGGTTTAATCTTAGACGCAGTTGGCTACGACATTGTATTAGGTTCTAACTATCAAGCAGTTAAAGCAGGTATTTCATATCAACGTGCTACTGCTAGTACAGTTATTTCTTCACAAAAGGCTCAAACACTTGCAGGATTAAACAAAGCAAGAGACTTAGCACTTGCACAACTTTCAAACTTAGATGCTATTAATAGCCTAACTGAAAGTATGGCAACTATTAACCTTATCATTGAACAAGGTACTACTGCCGCTCCTACGCTAGTTTATCCATCAAGCGTTAACACAAGTACACAAGCTGAAAAAGTTCGTGATAACTTGATTGCTAACAGAGAATTCTTAACAGGCGAGGTTGTTGCTTATATTGCCGCAACTTACAACTTAAAGAATTATCCAACATATAGCTCAGTTAAATCAGCTCGCGATGCAGGTTATGTAATCGATGCTATGATTTATGACATTGTGTATGGTGGTAACTCAATGACATACGACGCGGCAGAATCATACTATTCTAAGTTAACTGGTGCCGCACAAGTTTCCGATACTGCTGTTAGACAAATTTGTTTAGATGCGTTTAACAGATTAGAAACTGTAATCAAACAAATTATTGTCGGTACAACTGTAACACGCTCTGCGGGTAACACAAAGATCCAAACAATCGATCATGCATTAGATATTACAACAGGCGATACAGAGTACTCACGTGTTGGCACATTAATTGACATTGTACAAGATTACTTGTTAGATGGCGATTTTGATGTTTCTACTACACGCACTGAACCAAACACTTCTGGCGAAGATCCTAGCTTGTTAAGCGAGCAAACTGCTATCAGTGATGCTGTTGCTGATATTCAGTCTAGTGTAATCGATTACTTGAATGACGGTGGTGGTTTAATTATCAACATTGAAATGGGCGGTAACAAGTCTATGTTAGCGAACGACTTCGCTATGATTAACGACTTAGGTTACGCTATTGTTTGTTATAACGGTGGTGTGTCAGAACAAGTTTCAACATTCACATACTACTGTCATACTCACTATTGGGCGGCTAACGGTGGACAGATTCGTTCTGTAGCTGGTTCAAACGCACACGGTACATATGGCTTACGTGCTTCTGGATTTGACGTAACTGAAAAACCAGATGCAGTTAACTTGGCCTATGACATGGTTCAAGTAGCTCGTGTTTACAAACAAGGTCAATACATTAGTGAAATGACTCCGACTGCTAACAAGCAGGCATTGAGTGTATTCATTTATGGCTATAGTTACACACCATTCAACACAACTGAAATTGAAATCGACCACAGTATTGCTGGCGGTGCAATTACACGCTACGAAGTTAGCTCTGTAGAACACACAGTTGTTACATTAGGTGGACAAAACATTCTCAAGTTAAACTTGAGCTCTGCTGGTAATAACGGTACTTCAAGTACAGGTCTTGCTTATGAATTGTATCATGGACAGATGGTAACTATCCGTGTCCTACAAAACATCAAGTTTGACAACATTGCCAACGTTAACCCAACACGTCCAAGTACTGCGTTACAGTACAACGACAACTTGGCAGACATTTATCGTATTCTTGCTTATAACCTAAACGAAGCAACAGGTGAACTATTATCTAGTAACGTTGCTGTTTTAGGTAGTGACAGCTCGTTCAACTACTACAAGTTTGTTACTGATTTGAACAACATCGGTAAAGTAGACTACGATGAAGCATTAACTATTACAAACGTTGTTGTTACAGGCGGTACAGGTATTACTGTTTCGTTTGCAACACAATTAAGTGCTCCATACTCAGTAGCCGACTTTGTTACTGTACAAGATACTGTAAGTAGCGGTGGATCTACCACTAGTACATTAGACGGTATCTACATTGTTCAATCATGTACTACAAGTTCTGTAGTGTTATTAAATTCTAGCACACCTGCACACACATGGGTACGTGCTGGTTTAATTGGTGTTAAGACACAAGGTTCAAGAGTTGGTGATAATAAAGTTGCTGTACTTGAAATTAGTCAAGCAACTACTATTAACCAAATTAACAAAGGTACTTACGTTACTGGCTGGCACGGAAGAACACACCGTGTTTCTAGTTACACAACTCCATTGAAGATTGCACAAGGTGCATATTTTAGTTGGGATAGCGGTACACTAAAATTAGTTGTTAACGGTGTGTCCGGAACAATTGAAGTAGGCGATGTTGTTACTGGTACTGGCTTCCCAACAGACGGTAGCGTAACTGTTCAAAGCGTAGAAGCAGAAACAATTCTTTCTGTAACATACTACAACGTTATATTGAATACTGCTGTTGGCGTAACAAGCCCAAGCGGAACTATTGTATTTGGTATTGAAAGAAATGGTTGGTTAAACATCGACTCTAACAGTATCAGCAACATCTTAGGTGATGGTTCAACTATTCCTGCGTTGTCATATGTTAGCAAAACAGTTCCAGAAGAAGGTGTTACACTTGTAACATACGATGTTGCTTGGACACCAAACACATTACCAATTTCTGATAACTGGTATAGAATTGCTGGCGCAACTAACACCAACTACAACTACTGGCATCAAGTTTCTACTGCGGTAAGTCAAACTGAAATTGCTGTTGCAGACGTGACTGGATTGACTAGCGGTATGATTGTAACCAGCGTAGGTGTTGGTGCATATATTCCAGATGGTACAATTATTCAAACTGTTGACTCAGTCAACAACACATTTACAGTAAGTCCAGCATGTTGGGTTCCAGCAGGCGCAACTGTAAGTTCAACTGTTGTTGCTACAGTAGCCAGCATTATTATTACAAACGGTGGTACTGGATACACAACTCCTCCAATTATTACAATTGGTGAGTTGCCTGGCGTCAACGGCGAAATCGCTCAAGCGATTGCTACTTGTACTATTGCTAACGGAACTATTGATAAAGTTACACTAGTAAGTCCAGGTTATGGATACACAAGTATTCCTACTGTTTACCTAAGCGGTGGAGCAGGTGGTAGCGGTGCTATATTGACTGCTCAACTAACTGCAACTGCTACAGTTAACACAACTGCTAGTGCAGGTGTATCAACAAATCAAATTACAGTAGCATATGAAGACGATCCTGGTACAACTATATTTGAAGATGAGGTAGCATTTACTGGTACTATCAACAACGGTGGTGCAAGTACAGGAACAACATTAACTGTTGCCGCAATATCAGCAGGTACAATTAAAGTTGGTATGACAGTATTTGGTACTGGCGTAATTGCAGGTACAACGATTATGGCACAGTTAACCGGTACAACTGGCAGTACTGGAACTTATACAGTAAGCAACTCGCACTTGATTGCTACAAGCTCGTTCACAGCCAAAGTGTTAGCGACAGGCTTTACAAGCAAGACAGGTCCTGCTAGCTTTACAGGTGGAATCAGTGGAACAACACTAACTGTTTCTGCTGTTGGTTCAGGCACTATTGCAATCGGCCAGAAGATTACTGGTACAGGTATTACGGCTGAGACTTATATTACCGCTGGTTCTGGTACAAGCTGGACTGTTAATAACAGTCAGACGGTAGGTGCTGGTACAGCTATTACAGCAGGCTACGCTATTGTACTAGCAATTAACACACAATCAAGTGCTCCTGATAGCGGTAAGTGGTATAGAATCAAAGACAATAACAATCCATTGTACAATGGTTTACACTACTCTGCTAAGACTACTACATCAAGTATCACTCTAGCATTTGATTATGATCCAGGCACATGGAATGCTGGTATTACTATTACTGCATGGACTAGCAAGACTGGTTCAGGTCCATACTTGGTAACATATCAATTACCATATCAAACACAGATTCCAAAAGTCGGAACTTACTGGACTGTGACTGGTAACGCTACAACTGCGTACAATGGAACATTTGCTGTAACTGCCAGCTACCAAGATGGCACATCAGCAACTTATGTAACATTGAGTTACCCAACTGACCCAGGCTCATATGGTATTAACACTACAACATTGACTCCTGTTGTTACACTTTCAAAACAATTAGCAAGTGCAACAAGCAGTCAATTAGGTTTAAGTAAGCCATTCCCAACTGCGGCAGCTTCAACATTACGTTTAGGTTATCCAGCAGGAACTGCCGCACAGATTACTACACGTATTAGTACTTGCCGTGCAACAGGACATGACTTCTTAGATATTGGTACTGGTAGCTATTCAACTACTAACTATCCATATCAAATTTATGGTAACCCAACACAATCACGTTACGAAGCTAACGAAGTTGTAGAAGATGGTGTAGGTCGTGTGTTCTATGTAACATCAGACCAAAACGGTATTTTCAAAGTTGGACGATTCTTTAAGGTAGACCAGGGTACTGGTACTGTTACATTCTCAGCGTCGATTGCGTTGAGTAACTTGGACGGTATTGGTTTCAAACGCGGTGTTGTTGTAAGTGAATTCTCAACAGACGCTTCAATGACTAACAACGCTCCTGAAGTTGTACCTGTACAGTCAGCAGTTCGTGGATACATTGATAAGCGTTTAGGTATTGACCATGGAGGCGGTCCAGTTGCTCTAAGTAACTTGATTGGCCCAGGTTACTTAGCTCTTAACGGTGCGTTAACCATGAAGGGTAACTTGAACATGGGTACGTTTGCTATCACAGGATTAGCAACACCATTGTCAACAGACTCAGGAACTAACGCGGCCAACAAGACATACGTTGACGTTGCAGTAGCAAACTTTGACGAGTTCAGAGAACTACGTGATGTACAATGGACAAGCCTAGTAGAAGGTAACATTCCTGTCTACGACCAAAGTACAGTTATATCAGTAATTGGTGGTGTTGGTAACGGCAATAACATTACATTGAACTTTGCGTCACAATCAAGCGCACCGTTCCCAATTGGTTCTATTATTGTTGTTAGCGGTATTACACCTAACACATATAACGGTACATACATTGTTACTAACTGTACAACAACTAGCGTCAGCTATGCAAGTACTATTACAACTGCATACGGTAGCGGTGGTAGTATTGTTGCTAACAAGTGGCGTAACATTAACTTGCCAGACAACGCTTCAACAAGCGATGTATTGTTAACCTACAACGGAACTACTGGTAAGATTACTAGTGCGATCCAAGCTGGTAAGATTGTTAACAGCATGGTAAGTGCTACAGCGGCAATTGCACAAAGCAAGTTGGCGATGAATGCGGCAACTACTCGTGCTAACGCAAGTGGTATTTCACAAGCAGAACTAGGTTTAGCTAACTTTAAGAATACAGAATTCCAATCAACAAACGGTTGGATTGAACTTAAAGATGCTACAAGTTCGTCAACAGGTGTTGTATACGCTAAGTTCCAACACGCTAGCCAATCAACAGTACTAGGTCGTGCTAAGTCAGCAGGCACTGGTGCAGTTGGCGAGATATCATTTGGTGATGTTGTTCGTGACGGTGACGGTATTAAGAACGCTGGCTTCGGTGCTAGCGGTGCAATGAGCGTTACATACGACGGAACGAGCACAGCTAACAACAATTACGGTGTAACTGCTATCAGTATTACTGGTGCGGCAAATAGCTTAACTAAGACAGACGGTAGTGGTAACTTGAACATCAGCAACGGTAGCGTCAACGCTGTTTCGTTGAAGATTAGTACTAACAAAGTTATCGACGTTAACACCGGTACTAACGCTGTACAATATTACACACCAGGCGGATACAACTTTGCATCAAGTGCAGGTACTACTGGTGGTAATACAACAACAACCATTACCGGTACAGTCGACGTTACTAGCGGTACATTGAAGTCAACTACACTAACAACTGGTGCGGCAACTACTGCTGGTACATTAACTGGTAACTGGACAATGAGTGGTGCAAGTAACTTGACACTTGGTTCAGGAACTATTGATGCTACAGGCGGTACATTCAAAGCAGTTACATTAAGTACAGGTTCTGATACAACTACAGGTACAGTTCAAGGACAGTGGAGCTTAACCGGTGCAAGCCGTATGCAAGCTACATACGCTGACTTAGCTGAATACTATGAAGGTGATAAAGAATACAAACCAGGTACAGTATTAGTGTTTGGAGGTGATAAAGAAGTTACAACAACAGGTCAAATGAACGATACACGAGTTGCAGGTATTGTTACTACAAACCCAGCGTATGTTATGAACAGCGAGCAAACAGGTATTAAAGTCTGTATTGCACTGGCGGGTAGGGTACCGTGTTGGGTAGTTGGACGGGTCAAGAAAGGTGACTTGTTAACTACTGCATCAACATATGGTTGCGCTGTTAAGGCAAGCAATCCAACGTTAGGTGCAATCATTGGCAAGGCGTTGGAAGATAAAGATAGCGGTGAAGCTGGTATTATCCAAGTTGCTGTAGGGAGAGCATAATGTCTAAACAAACTATATTCATTGGAAATACAGCAAACGACCGTACTGGTGATCCTCTACGTACAGCGTTCCAAAAAGTAAATGATAACTTTGACGAGTTGTATTCTCTTGCAGGTGCAGACGTACAGATTCCGGTACAAACAGGCAACAGTGGAAAAGTACTAACAACCGATGGCACTACATTAAGTTGGACTGATTCCATTTCGATTAGTGATTTTGGCGATGGATTTAGCTTAACTAATGCTAACAAGATTGTCACAAACAAACTATACAGCACTAATCAAACTAACAGCAATCAGCACTATAGACTAACATTAGATACTAACGGTGTTGTAGTATTGCCGGATCAAAGCATTATTAATGGTGCCACACTTCGTGTTGTACCAGGTACAGGTGACCTTAATTATGCGGCGTTGGCAGCAGGTCCTGATACTGACCACCCTGAACAAACATGGATTTGGGCAGACTCGAACGGTGCGTGGTTACAAACAAATAGCTATATTACCGATAGTATTAAATGGCATTTTGATAATAGCGGACATTTAGTGTTTCCAGCAGGTAGCGAGCATTATGATTTAGGTGCTGGAGATAGTATACTTTCTCATAACATCAAAGTTAACAATAACGTTTGGGCTTTTAATAGTAACGGTGACCTAGAACTACCGTCCGGTACAAGCACAACAAGCGGTGCTATCCAACAAAGAACTACACGAACCGTTACACAAGGTACTACAACTGTAGAAGCTGGTTCTTCAGGACTCATTTATTCCGGTGATGCTTGGCAAACTGGATTTAAGTTAGTTATTATGGTCGAAACACGCCTTGACGATAACACTGACGATTTGGATCATACCCAAGTATGTGAGGCAGCAATCGCCGCAAATTATAACTCATATGCAGAGCCTATAATGAGTGTGTATGGGTTAGTTTATACTAGCCCTACTCCATTAGCAACATTCGAAGTTCATCGAACTGGTCCAGGCAACGGTAGTGGTAGTATAAACGTATATGCTACAAATCTTCAAGCACAATATAATTTACAAGTTAGCGTACACGCTATACAGTTTGGTTCGTTCTACAATTAAGGGTAAATATACTAAAGAGAGCGCATTATGACATTACAAACAATCAACATTGGTAGCTATGCAAACGACGGAACAGGCGATGATTTGCGCTCTGCGTTTGAAAAAGTTAACGCCAACTTTGCCACATTGGGCACAAACGGTCCTATCCTAGACGGAACTAATCTAGGCACAGGCGAAGCTGTATTTGCCCAACGTAATGCAACTGATCCTAATTTAGAATTTAAAACATTAACTAGCTCGGACAACACAGTTGATATCACATCAACTGATACTGAAATTGATTTAATTTCCCGTGCAAAATTAGAAAACGATCCTAGTCCTAAATTAAGTGCAAACTTGGATTTAGACCAATATTACATTTATCACGGTGATGTTCAAACTACTGTGTTTGGTATTGATGTTAGAGCATTGACTACCTTAATGGAATTATTGCTAGCATCTAATGCAATTACTGTAGATTTTGGTTCGTTTGTGCCAGGTACAACTGGCATTCCAGATGCTACTAACACTACATACGACTTAGATATGAACGGTTTATTACTAAACGGTTTTGCAGGAACACCGCAAGTTAGTCAAATAGACTTCGGAACTTTTGTTTAAAAATAGCGATAAATATTGCTACAACTGAGAGCAATTATGGCGCTAGAAATATGGACTAAATCATCAGGCTACAATCTTGGAGCAGACCCAGGAATTAACCAGTCAGTTAATTCCGGTAACTTCATCGTTGGGCAAAAATATGTCATCGAAACTGTTGGCACAACCGACTTTAAAAAGATTGGTGCTAACTACAACATAGTGGGCGAAGTGTTCACTGCTATTAACAACGGTTCCGGCGCAGGTCCTACTGAAGTTACTTTAAGCGGTTCCAACAGAGAAACCGCAGGCACAGGTACTGCATCTAGCATAGCATTTCCAGAAAGACGACAGTTAGATATTCCATTGCCCGTTACTCCAGCTGGACACGGTGCAACATATACAATTATCAGCGGCAAACTTCCACCGGGCACACGCTTAGATGCTGGGAATATTGTTGGCAGTCCTTACGAAGTTCCAAGAATTACAGACTTTACATTTTGTGTAAGAGCAAGCAAAAACGGCCAAATTTCCGACAGAACATTTGTTATTACTGTCGAAGGCGAAGACGCTCCTGAATTTGTAACTCCAGAAGGGTTACTAAACATCGGTGATGATAACGAGTTGTTTGTTATCGACAGTACCTATGTTGATTATCAAATACAAGCAACTGATGCAGATACAACCACTGGCCAACGATTAAGTTATTTTATTGACAGAGATGGTGGTGCATTACCTCCAGGCCTAGTACTAACTGACGATGGACGTATTGTTGGATTCGTGCAACCGACACTGGCTATCAGACCAGAAGACGGTGACGGAACTTATGCTAACAGCTTCTACGATGCGGTAGCATACGACTTTGCGTTTGTACCAACAAACGGATATGATAGTTACATTTACGATGCGGTGTTCTTTGACTTTGCCTTACAAAGCAACAGACCTAAAAAGTTAAACCGTACCTACGAATTCACAGTAACCGTTACAGATGGCGACACATTTGCTAAACGTAAATTTAAAATATTTGTTGTAGGTGATGATTTCTTCCGTGCGGACAACACTGAATGGTTAACTATTAACCAGTTGTTTACTGCTGACGTAACTTACTTGCGTCCGCCAATGTGGTTAACTCCTAGCTACTTAGGCTTGCACAGAGCAAACAACTACATCACGTTAATCCTAGACACTTACGATACAGAAAATATCATTTATAATCTAGAGCAAATTAATGCTGATTGTAAAGCAACAACAAGAAGAATTACAACTCCAGATAACGTAATTGGCAGCTATACCTTAACCATTACATTAGCAACAAACGCACCACAAGTTGGGCATTTGCTAACACTTAGTGGGTATGTGCAGGGTGCTACACAAATTAACCGTGTAGACAATGTACAGGCATTACCTAACAATGAATACAGATTAACCTTATACTACCCACTCGAAGTTGATGTACCTAACGATGTTACAATTTTGATTGGTACTGCTAGTGCTATTCCAGACGGAATGCAGTTTGACGAAAACAATGCAGAAGTACACGGCTTGGTTCCATATCAACCTGCTGTAACTAAGAACTACCGTTTTACTGTTACTGCTACTAGAATCAGTGACAAGGGCGAACGTGCCAGCACTCCTAAAATTTTTACTGTTGACATACTAGGCGAAGTAGACAGCGTGTTAACTTGGAATACTCCAAGTGACTTAGGTACTATTAATGCCAACTTTATTTCAACTCTTAATGTCAATGCTACTAGCACAGTTGCCGGAGCAACGCTATTATACACAATCACTAGTGGACGTTTACCACCAGGACTAAGTTTAGACTTGAGCGGTGAAATTGTTGGTAAAGTTAACCAATACGGTGATGCGCTTGCAGGCACAGCTGGGTTGACTACATTTGATTTTACAACAGATGTTACTACATTCGACGGCGGTACTACAAGCATTGACAGAGTTTACGAGTTCACAGTTAAAGCACAAGACCAGTTTGGATATAGTGCTATCAGCAGAACATTTAAGATTAGCATTGACACTCCTAATCAGTTGATATTCAGCAACATTAAAGTTAGACCGTTCTTAAAAGAAGAACAACGTAACAACTGGAAAACTTTTATCAACAACACAACCGTGTTTACTCCTACTAGCATTTACAGACCAAATGATATCAACTTTGGTATTCAAACAGATTTGTCTATGTTAGTATACGCTGGTATTGAAACTAGAGAAGCGGCAACCTACGTTAGCGCAATGGGGTTAAACCATAAGCGTAAGAGATTTAAATTTGGTAGTTTGAAGAAAGCAGTTGCTTATAACCCAGGAACTACCGATGCTGTTTACGAAGTAATTTACATTGAAATGTTAGACCCACTCGAGCCTAACGGCAAGCGTTTACCTAACAAACTTGAAAAGCTAAGTTTACAAACACAAAAGGTCACAGTTGACCTAAGTAACAGTATTTGGAGTACTAAAATAGGCGACTTGTTAGCCGATGCTCCAGATGCAAGAAGACCTGATTTAAACATAACTGCGGACAGCCAAGGATTTGAAGTATCCAATCCAAAGGTAAACGAATACTTTCCAAACAGCATTAGCAACTGGCGTGATAGATTAAAGAATTGGGATGGCGGAGTTGGTGACAGCTTTGCCTCAGAACGCAACTACCTTCCATTATGGATGCGTAGTATACAGCCCGGAACTAAGAGAGAACTAGATTTTCAACTAGCAGTACCAATCTGTTACTGTAAAGTAGGCACAGCAGACGATATTCTGCTCAATATTAAAAACTACTTAAACACTACAGATTTCAGCTTTAGCCAGCTGGATTACACAGCTGATAGATATATAATAGATTCTGTAGAGGGTCAAACACAAGATAAATACCTTGTATTCAGAAATGATAGGATAACCATATGAGTAGCAATATAAACAATGATAACATCGATAGTACGTATCCGGTAGCGGGTCAGGACAATGACAGCCAGGGATTTCGTGACAATTTTGCCGCAATCAAGTCTAACTTTGTAGCCGCAAAAACTGAGCTTGAGGATTTACAAGCTAAGGCCATTTTAAAATCTGCGCTTACAGGAAGTACACTAAGCAACGACTTTGGTGGAAGCAACATTTCTAACGGAACATATACAAACTTCCACGGAACTTCTTACACTAACAGTTCGACTCCTACATCAGCAGACATCGATGTGCGTGTTGGTTCATTGCAGGTTTTCCAAATAACAGACGATTCTACTCTAACATTTAGACACTGGCCAACTACTGGTAAGTATGCCAATGTTCGTTTACATTTAAGAAACAACGCTATTGCTATCGATGTTGGCGATAACGTTACTGTTGGTAAACGCTATACTATTGATACTGTTGGTTCTACTAATTTTACAACAATGGGTGCAGATCCTACAGCAACATTTACTGGTTCTATCACAGGTACTACACTTACTGTAACTGCTGTTGCTTCTGGTGTCCTTAACACTAACACTTATATTTCTGGTTCAGGTATTACAGCAGGAACAAAAATTAATGGTTTAGGTTCAGGTTCTGGTGGAACAGGAACTTATACTGTTGACACTAGCCACCCAAGCGGTACCGGTAGTGTTGACATGACTGGTATGACTGCTGGTGTTGTGTTTATTGCAACTAACAAAGGTTCAGGCAGTGGTAAAGTTAAACCATGGAAAACTTTAAATCTATTAACTGACGGAGTAGGCGAAATTATTGCAGACTCTGAGTTTTCATTGCCGCTGTTGCTAAAACCAGATGCTACTGTTGACCAAGTTGTCGAAGCATGGACATATAACGGTGGTACAAAAGTTTTCTTAAACTACATTGGTAACTTAGACCAAAACGAAATTAACTATTCAACATTGAACATTGGTAGACTTAATGTTCAAGAAAGTACAGATTCTATATCACCTGACACAGGAACAGCAGTTATTACTGGTGGTGTTGGTATTGGTAAAACACTAAACGTTGGTGGAGATATCTACGTTAGTGGTAAGATTGTTGTTACCGGTGAAGGATCAACACTTAACGCTTCTTCTAACGTTGCACATTTAGCTGACGTTCAAGACGTTAATATCGTAGATCCACGTCAAGGTGACGTATTAAAATATGATCCAACAGGTGATGGTTCATGGACTAACACAGTTGACTTAACAGAATACGTTGTTACTATTCCAAACAACACTAACCCAGACCCATTTAACTTTGACGGTGTTCCAATCGACCAAGCGGCATTGCGTTTTGAAATTGGTAAGAAATATCGCTTTAATTTAGAAGATGTTTCAAATTCTGGTTTAGGTATGAGATTCTCGACTGTTCCAGATACTGATCCTATTGTTGCTTACGCACATGATTATACTGGCGAAGCAAACGGTGTTTATTCTTACGGTACTCCAGGCAGTACAGCTGGCGCATACATTGAATTGTTTGTTACAGAAAATACACCAAGCCCATTATATCTATACGCAAGAGACATTGGTGGTCCAGATACATCACTAATGGGCAAAGCATGGCCGATTCAAGTAGCCGGCGGCTCTATCAAGGTTGTTAGAGATTACACAGCATCTAGAAGTCAAAGTATCATTGTTGATACAACAGATGGTCCGTTGACTATTACATTGCCAGTTAACCCAGAACTAGGTACAACTATTACTATTGTTGACAACGGACATGCCGCAACAAACAGTATTACAGTTGATCCAGGTAACCCAAGTGTAACTATCAACGGCGAAACTGGTACTATTGCTATTGCAGGTAATTACGGTGGCGTAACATTAACCAGCGATGGTGTAAACTGGACAGCATTACGCATTACATACAACGGCAGTGAAGACGTTGCTGACTCTGCTTCTATTCGTTTAGACACAGCAGTTAGTTATTTTGCTACAGAAGGCCCAGAAAGTTCAACTCTTGCCGCTGGCACAGAAGGCCAAGTTAAGACACTTATCATGAAAGCGTTTGTTGGCAACATGGTTGTGTCTGTTTCAAACGCAGGTTGGAAAATTGGTGGCGGAACAGGAACAATTACATTTGACCAAATTGGAGATGCATGTACATTACAATTTGTAAGCGGACATTGGTATGTGATTAGTAACAACGGTTGCGAATTAGATTCTATGCCAGCTGTTATTGTAGACCAACCAGGTGCGGCTAACGATACTGGTAAAGCAGGCGACATTGCCTACGATCCAGATTATCTATATATTTGCGTTGCCAATAACACCTGGAAGCGTGTTGCAATTTCTACATGGCCATAAAATGCATCCATTAGTCGAAGACTTAGAAAAGTTCAAAGATAGCGAGTTAGAGAATCGTATTAGCGACCTAACTCGCAAATACTTCGCAACTCATAATTTTGATGTACAACAACAAATTGTTATGATTTTGGAAGCATATAAAGCAGAATTGAGTAGACGACAGCAAGTTGCCTACGAAAAAATGATGCAATCACGCAATAAAGATCTTGACAAACTGATTAAAGTCAACTAATATAGTTGAATGCGATTAGACAAATATAGCAATCCAATTTTTAACGAACAAGATTTATTTGACGCTTTATACCGCGGACAAGCATTATCTTCTGATTTATTCGTTGAAAAAACATCTGAAACTGAAAATTTGGAAAAGCAGGCTGGCTTTTCCTTTTTACAACCGTATCCGGATGATTTAGATATCAGTTTAGAAGGATATGATTCGGCGCACCAAAGCAACTGGTTCATGCCCGATGAATACAAAAACATGGATATTGAACAATGGGTGTTAGAACAATGCCCACCATGGGATCCAAACTATACAAGAACTCGCGAAGAGTTAGAAGCGTACAAAGCAAGAAATATGCTAGACTTGCTACGCTGGCTTAAATATTTTGTTGATACTTGCTCAAAAGAAAACGTGCTTTGGGGATTAGGACGTGGATCTAGTGTGGCAAGCTATGTACTGTACCTTATTGGTGTTCATAGTATAGACAGCATCAAATATAATTTAGACTGGCAGGAATTCCTGAGATAAGTAAAAGCATAATCCTAGGAGATTAATATGAGTATGAAAGAACAACAAAGACAAGTTTATCGTTCAATGCAGGGCAAAGAAGTCGATATGAACAAACTAGTCATGCAAAACGAAATGACATTAGCTGTCGGTAACGTGCGAGTTAATGCTCGCGGAGACGAAATTGGCCCAGGTGGCAAAATCGTTAAAAAGCGTGAAGACGTATTGAGAGAAGTTAGTCCAAAATCTACAGCCCAAGCGGCTCCAGCAGTTAAGGACGTTTCAGGTATGGATCCGGAAGGAAACGAATGAAAGCACAAGCTAGTAAACTTAGACCAATCCAAGCGCATATCTTAGTTAGAGATATGAACTTTGCTGAACAACAAACAGCAAGTGGAATTTATATCCCAAGCGATGATGGTAAATCAGAAGGTGTCAAACCTCGTTGGGCTAAAGTCTTTGCCGTAGGTCCAGAACAAAAAGACGTCAAAGTCGGTGAATGGATTCTTATAGAACACGGTCGTTGGACTCGTGGTTTAGAAGTAGAAGAAGACGATGGAACTAAATTTACTATTTGGCGTGTTGACCCAACTGGCATTATGATGTCAGCAGACGAGCGTCCAAAAGGACCAGAGTTTGGAATATACACTACTGCGGCGCACGGCTCAGTACACAGTCCAGAAGATTTCGTTAGAATGTAATTGAGTAAAACAGGGCTTGACATAGCCCTGTTCTCACCTGTATACTGTCAGTAGTATAAGGAGATCTCTATGAGTACATTTGATGAAGCACTTAGTGACATTAAGAAAGCAAAGAGCGTTTTGGACACAGAGCCAGGCGCAACAATGAAACACCCAGATCCAAAAAAACATCTATACATTAGTCTTGCAAAAAGTTTTATCCGTATCACAGCAGGAGTTTGTTTAGTTGTTGGTTTTCCTGTGTGGTGCGGTGTTGGTTTAATTGCCGCAGAAGCACTAGGTATTGTTGAAGAATTAGTTTAAAGGCACAAAATGAAAGAATTATGGGTAGAAAAATATCGTCCAAGTAAGATTGATGGTTATGTATTTAGAGACGAGCATCAAAAAGAACAAGTAAAATCTTGGATTAAACAAGGCACTATCCCACACTTGTTGTTTAGTGGTAACGCAGGTATTGGTAAAACAACATTGGCTAAAATCTTGTTTAACGAGCTAGATGTTAATC